TAATCTAAATCCTACAGGTGGTAACTCACCAACAACTGATGATATACATGGAGTGTTATTTGAAGATTTAACATATGCAATTAAAATGCATCTAATAGTAAAAGCTATACAAGAACAATATTCTGAATTAACATTTAGTGATGATTTCTTAGATTTAACTAATGGACCTGATACATATAAAAAGTTGTATATGTTGTGTCAAAAGAAAGAAGGTAGAGTGTTTGATGATCTATTAGTAGGAGAGAAATTAATAGATGGATTTGCAACAACTGCAAATTTAAATATAGCAGTATCAGGATCAGCAGTTAGAATATTTAATTTAAATCCAAGTCAATCAGTAACAGGTATATGGACATTAGATTCAGGTCAAGCATATCCAACATTCACAGCTGTGTTAAGAGAGGGGAATGAAGAAGTACTGAGGAAAGAGTTCACAGGAGGTACTAATACAATAGCAGTAGTTTCACAACAAATTACAAACACTAGTCAAGGATATACATTAACAATAGAAACTACATCTGCTTTTGATGTTGCTGTTACATTTGAAGGTACTACACCTAATGCTAATCAATTAACATCACAGACAACAAGTCCTGTTGCTATAGCTGTAGAAAAAGAGTTTGTAGTACAACAGCATTTGCCAAATATTAAAGTAATAGATTTCTTAACTGGGCTGTTTTCAATGTTTAATTTAACAGCTTTTGTTAAAGATGGAATTATACATGTAAAAACATTAGAGAGTTTTTATAATGCAGGTACATTAAGAGATATAACTAAGTATGTTGATCCTCAATCTGTACAAATAAATAAAGCATTACCATATAGAGAGATAGAGTTTAGGTATAAAGGAACAGAAACAACACTTGCAAAACAGCATTTTGAATCACAAGGAGTAGAATGGGGTGCAGCTAAGTATGTAGAAACAGGTGATCTTGATAGTAATAATAACAAGTTTGAAATAGAAGTGCCTTTTGCACACATGAAATATGAAAGAATCAATGGTACAAATACAGATATTCAATGGGGATTCTTAGCAAATGAAAAAAATGAACCATTTTTTAAAAATCCAGTTGTATTTATTGGAGACTTTGTAACATTACCAACAGGTGATTCTATTAGAACATTAAGTGGAACAACAGCAGTAGGAGAAATAGTAGACATTACAGAATATTGGATGCCTTCTAATACAGCAGAAAGAGATGCAACAGTAAGTAAAGAAAGCATACATTTTGATTTAGAATTATCAGAATGGGATAGTACAGCAGCTTTTACAGAAACCTTATTTGACAAATATCATAGATTTTATATAGCAGGTATATTTAATTCAGCAAAAAGACTTACAACTATAACAGCAAGACTTCCAAAAAAGTTTGTAATAAATTACACACTTGCTGATACTGTAATAATAAATCAAGACAGATATAAAATTAACAGCATAACTACAGACCTATTATCAGGAAGTAGTAGAATGGAATTATTAAATGAAACAGTAAATGATGCAACAATTACACAAGATGATACTGGGGGTACAGGGGGACAGACTGGGGTACCTAATACAAATGTTTTAACACTATTTCAATGTGCTAATCCAAATAGTACATTTGAATCTTCTAGTACAATAGCAAATTTAAACTTAGCAATTAACACAAGAGTTCAAGATGCATCAGGAAACACTTATAGAGTTACAGGTAATAATGTGCCAAACACACACACATCTAAGACTGTAACATCTATGAATTTAACAGGTTGTCCTGCAGGTACAACTCCACCACCTACAAACTATTATGGTCTAAAAAGGTGTAGTGATAATGCAACAAATTTAAGAACATCAACAGCAGTAGGAAGTCCAACATATGCAATAACACAACAAGTATTTGATTCAAGTAATGTAAAATATGTTATAGAAAATGCATCTACAGCAGATACAGTTCCCAGTATTACAATAGCATCAACTCCTAGTCCTGTTCAGTTATCATGTTCAGGTAATCAAACTACTACTTTTTATTATCAACTTAATCCATGTTGTAGTGGGACTACCTTTATAGGGTTTAGTGCAAATAACTCATTATCAGGAACAAGAGTATATAACAATCAGACTTATGTTATATCACCTTCATCAGTTTCAGGAACTATTGACATTGACAGTTTGCCAAGTGGATCATGTACTACATATTATTATTCTTTAAATAGTTGTACAAATGGATCTATACAGCATTATGGAACTAGTAATTGTTCTAATTTAAACAATACACAACTTACTTATAGTGGAACTTGTTACTCAATACAAACTACAACTAATCAATCAGGATCAATAAATCTAGATAGTCTTAGTTCTTGTACTTGTTCTAATCCAGTAACTACTTACTATTTATTAAGAGATTGTCAAACAGCATCTATAGTTGTAACAACAACTACAACTACAGATATACCAAATCTGACTGTCAGTAGCACACCTGCAAATGCATCATTAGTACAAGACAATAGTAGTGGTAAATGTTATACTGTAAATGCTACAACAACAGATCCAAGTTTGTATTCAACTCAAATAGGTCAGGTTACTAGTTTAGGATCATTAGGATGTCCAAGCATACCTTGTGGTACTGTTTTATATTATCAGTTACAACAATGTAGCACAGGAAGTACTAGTTTTATAACAGGTCAAACAACTACACAGATAAGTTTAAGTACAGGTGATTTTGTACATAGTGGTAGTACATCAGGACCTCTGTATAAAGTGTTAGGAACAACAACAAGTGGAACATCTGTTGGTACAGTTGTTACAAGTACAGAGACAGCATGTCCTACTTTTTATGAATTAAAACAATGTTATACTTTACAAACAGGTTACAGATCAGGTAATAGTATTACAGAAATATCATTGAGTGTTAATGATAGAGTTTCTGATCCTAATGGTATGCCTTATACAGTTACATCTGTAGGTGTTTCAGGAGGAGGATTTGCAAATGTGGGAACAGTAACAGATCTAGGTGCTAGTGGATGTCCTTCTATAACAGGATCATCAACATTTTATAACCTACAAAGATGTAGTGATTCTACAACTGGATATTTATCACTTCAACAAACTTCTGATGTTACTTTTGCAGTTGGAGCTGTAGTTGGTCTTGGAGGCACAAGTGGTCCTAAGTATCAAGTGGCAGGAGTATCAGGAATAAATACAGGAATACAGATAGGTGTAGTAGCTGATACAGGTACAACAAATTGTATAACACCAGTAATACCTCCACCACCACCACCTGCTACAACAAGTTATGCAAGATTTGTATCTTGTATTGATCAAACATTACTGTTAGATGTATATAGTAGCTCTCAGATAAGCACATGGTGGGTAATAAGTGAAGTAGGTCAGTTTGAGTGTTACAGATGGGATAGTAATACACAAGGAACAAATCCAATAGAGTTAAATAGTCAAAACTTTAACTTTTTTACAACAAACAATACAGCAGGAGCTAACTGTTTAGACTGTCAAAACCAAGCACCACCTCCTCCTCCACCTCCTCCACCTCCTGCACAGACTTGTTTTCAAGTGCCATTATATAAAAGTGCAATATCAGCTATTGATTTATGTAATCAAACACAACAAAGAACAATGAATCTTGATGCAGCAACTATACAGGCAGCATCTAAAATATATATTAACACAGATTGTTCATCTTTACAAACAAATCCACAATATGTTACAGATGTAGCAGGTTCAAGTTACTGGTATTGGAATGGTAGCACACTTGCAGGTCCATACACACCACAATGTCCATAATGAAAGAAATAGAAAACTTTATATCAATAGAAGAATCAAAGTATCTTATTAGGATGATTGATAATAGTGCAACTAAATCTATGGTTGTAGGATCAGGAAATACAATGAACACATATAGTAGTCAAAGAACATCTAGTACATCTAATTTAATTGCTAATGATCCTACTATAGAATCTTTACATAAGAAAATAGCTAAATATTTAGGAGTAAATCTTAAAAAAGGAGAATCACTACAAGGACAAAGGTATGAAGTTGGTCAATTTTTTAGAGGACATGTAGATTATTTTAGTGGTGAGCATTATGATAAGAATTGCCTATCATCAGGTAACAGAACATACACATTTATGTTGTATCTAAATGACAATTTTGAAGGAGGTACTACAAACTTTCCACATCTTAAAAAAATAATAAAACCAAAAGCATGTAAAGGTGTAGTTTGGAACAACTTACAACATGGTTATCCAAATGAATACATGAAACATAGTGGAGAAGATGTTACAAATGGCACAAAATACATTATAACATCATGGTGGAGAGAAAATGTATGGGATCCTACAGGTGATAATAAAGAATATCAAAAAAAGTTAAAAAGTAATCAATTAAGTATTATATAAATAGTATGCTAAAGAATATTATAGAGCTTTTACAAGTAGTTAATGGTGAAACTGAGAGAATTAGAATGGCACAAGGCAGTCATTATCTTCCTAATAATTGGAAAGATGGGTTTAAAATAGCAAAGAAACTAGCAAAATTTGATAAACAAGACTAATGAAAATAGGTAAGTACATAATAAAGTTTGAAGTTGATAATCAAAAGGCTAATGATGAGATTCAAGAAACTAATGACAAGTTAAAGGACACCAATACAGATCTTTCAGAGATTAATGATGCTGCAGATAAAGCTACAGGTGGACTAGTTTCAGGATTTAAAGCTGCAAAAGGTGCAATAATTGGTGCTATAAAAAGTCTTAGAACTTTTGGTGCTGTATTTAAAGCTCTAGGAATAGGTTTAATAGTTGCAGGTGTAGCATCATTGGCTGCTGCCTTTACAAGTTCAGAAGAAGGTCAAAATAAATTTATAAAAATTACAAAACAAATTGGTGTTGTTGTAGGGAATGTTACAGATATACTTGCAAGTTTTGGAAATGCACTTTTAGGAGTTGGTAAATATTTAGGAGCTAAATTTAGAGGTGATACTAAAGGAGCAGAAGATGCAATAAATGGTGTTAAAGATAGCTTTAAAGAAGCTACTGATGCTGTTAAGAATTTTGGAGAAGAAACTAGAAAAGAACTAAAGATAGCAGGTGAACTTGCAGATGCTACAGCAAAAGCTGACAGACTACAAAGACAATTACTTGTGGATAGGGCAAGTGCAGATAGAGAAAGAGCAGACCTTTTAGAAAAAGCAGTTGATAGAACAAACTTTACATTAGAAGAAAGAATAGGTTTTTTACAAGAAGCTAGTGCATTAGAAGAAGATATAACAAATAAAGAAATAGCATTAGCTAGAATAAGGTTAAGTGTAGTAGAAGAAGAAAACAAATTATCAGGTTCTACTAAAGAAGATCTAGAGCTAGAGGCACAACTAAAAGCAGAACTTATACAGTTAGAAACTTCTAGACTTACAAAACAAAAAGAAGTAACATCTCAGATTATTGGATTGCAAAATGAAGAAAAAGCAAATCAAGATAAAATAGATGCTGACAATAAAGTAAAGCAAGAAAAAGAGTTAGCAGAAGAAGAAGCATTTTTTTTAGCACAAAGAGAGGCATTAGCTACAAATGAAGATGCAAAGACAGAGCTGTTAGTTACAAAAGCAATAGAAAGATATGATGCACTTATAGAACAAGCTAAAAAGTTTGGGGGTGATGTTGTAGCATTAGAGGAATCTAAAGCTGAAGCTATTGCAGAGATAACTAAAAAGAATGAAGAAGATACTGGTGAAATAACAGAACAAGGAGAAAAGTTTAAAACAGATACACTACTTAAATTTACAGCTTTAGGAATAGGTATTGCTACAGAAGGTTCTAATGCAGCAAAAGCATTAGGTATTGCACAAGCTATTATATCTACATATGTTGGTGCAGCAGATGTTTTAAAATCAGAAGCTACATTATTCCAAAAAATAGCAGGAGTAGCTACAGTATTAGCTACAGGTTTCCAACAAGTAAGAGCTATTAAACAAACACAAATACCTGTACTAAGTGTAGGAGGTGTATCAGCAGGAGGTTCATCAGCACCTGCTCCATCTATACAGGCACCATCATTTAATGTTGTAGGATCATCACCTATAAATCAATTAACAGAGGCAATAGCAGGACAAACACAAGAACCTGTAAAAGCATTTGTAGTAGCAGGAGATGTAACATCTGCACAAGAGTTAGAAAGAAACAGAATTAGAAATGCAGCATTAGGAGGTTCAGGCATGGCAGGGGGAATTTAATAAAAACATAAACAAATATATTATATAGATATGAAGATAGTAGAGTTAATATTAGATGAAAATTTAGAGTTTAATGGAGTAGATGCAATTTCTATAGTAGAGAATCCTGCAATACAAACAAACTTTGTAGCTCTAAAAGATCAACAGGAAATAAAGTTAGCAGAAGTATCAAAAGAAAAAAGACTATTATTAGGACCTATACTAATTCCTAATAAACCAATTTTAAGAAATGGTGGAGAAGAAGATTACTACATATACTTTTCTAGAGAAACTGTAGAGAAAGCTAGTCAAATGTATCTTAAAGAAGGTAATCAAAGTCAAGCTACTCTAGAACATCAATATAACTTAAAAGGATTAACATTAGTAGAATCTTGGATTGTACAAGATGAAGTACATGATAAGAGTAGATTGTATGATAACACAAAAGAAGTTCCATTAGGCACATGGATGGGTGCAATAAGAGTAGATTCTGATGAAGTGTGGAAAGATTATGTAAAAGAAGGAGTTGTTAAAGGTTTTTCTATAGAAGGCTATTTTGCAGACAAACAAGAAAGACCAAAAGAATCTATAAATGACTTTCTAAGCAATTTAGAGGCTGCTGAGGCAGAGTATCTATTGTCAGAGATAGAAACAATTATCAATGAAGAAGAAGTAGCTTTAGAGAGCTTTAATGACTATCCACAAGGTGTGGCAAATAATGCTAAAAAAGGCATTGAGTTAAATGAAAAGATAAATAATAAGTGTGCAACAGATGTTGGTAAGATTAGAGCAACACAACTTGCACAAAAAAAGAATATAACACTTGAAACAATAAAGAGAATGTACAGTTATCTGTCTAGAGCAGAGGATCAGTACAGAAAAAATGAAAATGATTCAGAGGCATGTGCTAACATTTCATACTTATTGTGGGGTGGGTTAGCAGCTTTAGGTTGGAGCAGAAACAAACTAAGAGAATTAGGAGAGTTAGAGCTAGAAACTATTGTTGTTGATGATGATTTTGCTATAATTGATGATAGATTAGCATACTCCTCTGTTGAAAAAGCAGAAGAAATGGCTAAAAACATAGGATGTGAGGGTTACCATATGCATGAGCTAGATGGTAAAGAGTGGTACATGCCTTGTTTCCAACATACATTAAAGAAACCTTGTCAAGCAGGATATGAAATGTATGGATTTAAAATAAAGAATGGTAAAAGAGTACCTAACTGTGTACCAATAAAAAGTTAATGGCTAGAAATAAGTTTATAAGTTCTACAGCTTTAGATAAAAAAAAGGTTAGAAGAAAAGGAGTACATGCTAAGACTAAGACAAGCAAATTAAAAGCAAGTAAACACTATAAAAAAGCCTATAAAGGTCAAGGAAGATGAGCAAAAGTAAAAGAAA